GCCCGCCGCGACGCCCCTTGCCATCGCCTGCCATAATTCGATGGAGACAAGCGCGCCCGACACCGCATGGCGCTTGACCTCCATCGCCAGGCCCGCATTCGCGCCGCTGGTGAAGGCCAGCTTGCCGCCGGTGAAATCGCCGGAGGGCGCGGTGAGACCGCTGACCGTGAAGCGGCGCGCGTCATAGGCGGTGGCGATCATCCCGCTTGCGGCGCTGAGGCTGAGGCCGCAGCGCACATCGCCCAGATCGGCGTCGCACAAATGTCCAAAGCTGCGCCCCACCGGCTGGTTCAAGGCCTGGGCGAGGCCACGTATCTCGGCCTGGAACGCGTTGCCGCTGCGGGTGACGTCGCCCAACACGCCCTTGCGCATCAGAAGCCGCTGGCCGGCATCGGCCCAATTGACCCGCCAGATCTCGATCGCGGCATTGTCGTAACGCCCCGCCGCCAGATCATTCTCGTTGAGGGTGGCGGACGACAGCGCGCCCGCCAGGGTCAGATTATCGACCGCAAGCCCCAGCGAGGATTGCACCTCGCTGGCGGTGAATCCCGACACGGCGCTGTAAGTGACGCCGTCAAACACAAGCGCCCGGTCATGGTCGGTGAAGCCCTGCACCGCGCCGTCGCGGCGTGTCAGCTTCCAGCACCAGCACAGGGTGGTGGCGCCGCTGTCCAAATGACCCTGCATGCCGTCCGGCAGAATTTTCACAGCAAAATCTCCACCAGCGGAATGGAGGGGATTTCACCCGCCGCAAAACTGGAAAGGTTGACGGAAAGGGCGTCGGTATCGAAGCGCACGGCGCAGTCGAACTGAAAGCCCGCCGTCAACACCGCGCCATCGGCCGGCGGTGTGGTGAAGCTGACAAGCCCTGTCGTGCTGTCGCAGGAAAAGCCGCCGGTCAGCTCAACGCCGTCCGCCGCCACCCGCACACTGCCATCGACCGGCTTGGCAATGGCGCGCGTCCAGCGTCCCGCGCCCGAGACATAGGTCTTGGTCAGGGCGAACTGGGTGGCGACGCCGTCGCCGATGCCGAGCGTCTGGTCTGTTGCCGCGATCTCCGCCGCCGGCGCGCAGCTTTTCCAGTCGCTGAAATCCTTGAAGCGGAAGCCATAGAGCCGGCCCATGCGCGCCTCGAAAAAAGCGATCACCGCCGAAAGATCGTCCAGGCTTCGCACGCCCGAGCCGACATCGAAGGCGCGGCGGGAATCCGCCCATACGGCATTGCGCTCCTCATGGCCCGAACCCAGCGTGACGATCTCGGTCTTGCGCCGGGGACCGCCGGTCGAATGGAACGCGATGGCCAGCGGAAAACGCGCCTCATGGAAATTCATTGCTGTTCGCCCCATGGATTCTTCGGAAGGTTGTCAGAGATTCTTCTGGCCCTGGGCGATGGCGCGGGCCAGCAGCGCCGCCACCTGGCTGCGGGATTTGAGAAAGCTGGGCGCGTCCTGGGTCTGGATATTGACCACCACCGGCGCCCGGCTTGCCGGGGCAATCGCGGCGCCCGGCGTGATCTCGCCGCTGCCGGCCGGGGTGAACAATTCGGGCCCGTTTTCGCCGACCAGATAGCGCATCCCGGCCGCCACCGGTCCGCCCGCCGCGCGCGCCCCCGCCACCGGCAAAAGCGAACCGGCCAGCGAGCCCACCAGAGTCTCCAGCGGCTTGGCGATGAACTGGGTGGCGGCGATGCGGTCGAAATCGGCCAGAATGGCGGCGGTCAGCCGCGCCATGGAATCGCGCCCCGAGGCGGTGGCGCGCGCGATGGTGGCGGCGACGCTGTTGAAGCTGCGGGTCACCGCCTGATCGATCGCATTGGCGGCGCCGGCGACCGGACCGCTCGCGAAATCCGCCAGCGCATTGGCGGCGGCGGAGAGACTGTCATTGGGATCGGGCATGAGCCTTGTCCGGATAAAGTTGCATCAGTTGGTCGAGATCGGCGCGCGCCAGGGGGGCGCGCGCGGCGCCGAAGCGGCCTTCGACCGCGGCCTGCCATTCGGCCAGCGACATCGCCCAGAAGGCGGCGGGCGAAAGCCCCAGCGTGCCTAACCCGAGGGCGAGCCAGCGCCGCCAGGAAAAGGGCGCGCGTCTTCTGCCCCTCCCTCGGCCCGGGGCGGAAGGCCGGCATTTTCGAACGCCGCGGTGACGGCGGCCATCAGCGCGCCAAGATCGCAGTCCAGGTGCAACACGTCCGCCGGGCACATGTCATGGCCGCCGCCGCGCAGCAGCGCCGCCGCCACGATGGCAAGGTCTGCCGCCCGCGTATGAGCCAGGCGAACGCCCACTTCGGTCAGGTCGCCGAGCCCCAGCCCATCCTCGATCTCCGCCAGGGCCCCCAAGGTGAGAAGTAGGCGATAGCGACGCCCGCCCGCTTCCAGCTCCGCTTCGCCGCGCGCCTTGTTGATGCCGCCTCGCACCTCACGCCCCCGCGAAATTGAGAACGCCCGCCGAGGCCAGGGACAGGGAGACTTTCATCTCGCTGTTATAGGGGCCGTCATACTGAAGCTGGGTGATGCGGAACGGCCCCGTCACCGTGCCGAAGCTGGGGATGACGATCTGGAAATTGCCGGTGGCGCCGTCGAAGAAGGCTGCGCGCAGGGCCGCGTCGCTGGCCGCGTCCTTGAAGACGCCGGAACCGGAAAAGCTTGCCGACTTGACCCCGCCGGCCAGCAATTCGCGCCACATGTCGGCGGAATCGGCATTGGTGACATCGACGGTCTGGCTATTGAAGGCAAGCGTGGTGGCGCGCAGGCCCGCCACCGTGGTGAAATTTTCCGGATCGGCCCCATCGCCGATCTTGACGAGCAGATCCTTGCCGCGCTGGGCTGTCATGCGAAATCTCCTAAAGCTTGATGGTCCGGTAGGGCGCGAGCAGCGCCAGGGCGTTGTCGGGCATCGGCGCGCCATCGCCGCCGCGATGTTCATAAAGCGACGCCACCAGCGCGAGGATCGCCTGGCCGATGGCGGGCGGCACATCGCTTGCCGCGCCATAGCCGGCGGTGAACGCCACCGCGATTCCATTTGCCGCGCGCAAGCCCGCCGGCGCCGTGCCCAGCAATAGATGCTGGCCCGCCACGGCATAGGCGTCGGGGTCCAACAGGCTGGCCGCGCCATCGGGCGCATAAAGCGTCACCGACTCGACGCTTTGCAGCGGCGGCAATGGCAGTTCGATCCGCCCATCGCTTCGGTCCAGCCACAGCGTCCAGCGCTGGCTGACAAAGGCGCGGCCGGTATGCCATTCCGCCCGCGCCCGCGCGGCGGGAATGAGGGCGGATATCAGCCCATCCTCGTCATTGCCGCTTTCGACCCGCAGCCAGGCCTTGGCCTGGTCCAGAGTCACCGGTTCGGCCGCCGGGGCGGCGGTAAGCTCAAGGGGCATGGAGCTGCCTCGAAAAAGAAAAGCTCCCGCAGCGGAGGGGAGGGCGCTGCGGGAGCCGGGATGCGGCCATAAGGCCGCCTGTCGCGGGTGCCAAAGCACCGCGAACTTCTGCAAAGGAAAACGGGCCCGCCTCCCCTTCGTGTGCGAAGCACACAGGAAGGGGAGGTGCCCGTAGCTGGCCAGCGCGAAGCGCGGTTAAGCCAGCGAAGGGCGGAGGGGCCGTTTAAGAAACCCCAAACTTCATCAGCTTGATCGCTTCGAAATTCTGCACCCCGCCGCCGACCCGTTTGGTGGTGTAGAACAGCACATAAGGCTTGGCGCTGTAGGGATCGCGCAGCACCCGGATGCCGACCCGGTCCACCACCAGATAACCGCGGACAAAATCGCCGAACGCGATGGAGTAGCTGTTCGAGGCGATGTCGGGCATGTCCTCCACTTCCGTCACGGGATAACCGAAGATGGTGGCGGGCTGGCCGGCCGCCGCGCCCGGCTGCCAGATGTAATTGCCCGATGTGTCCTTGAATTTGCGGACCGCGCTTTCGGTTTTGCGGTTCATCACCCAGCGGCCACCCGCGCGATAGGCCTGCTTGGGCGCATAGGCGAGATCGAGCAGCTTGTCGGCCGGCGCGCTGTCGTCATCCAGAAAAGCGCCGTCGGCACCGCTCGCGATATAGCCGATATTGCCCCAGCTCCAACTGGCATCGGCGACATTGGTGTAGTGCAGGAAGCCCTTGGGCTTGGCCGAACCGTCGCCATTCACGAAGGCCGCGCCTTCCTGCTCGGCGAACACGATCTGAACCTCGTCGGCCAGCCATTGTTCGATATCCACCTGGGAATCGTCCAGCAGCATCTGGGTGGCGGCGGGCATCGCGTAAAGCTCCATCGCCGGAAAATCCAGCGCCGCCAGAGTCGGGCTGTCGGTCTGGCTGATCGCGCCGGTCTCGCCGACCCAGCCGCTGGCCGCGCCGCTGGTGGTGATCGGCTTGCGATAAGTGCCGCTGCCGATCTGCCGCACCGTGGCGATGGCGCGGATGGGCGAGGCCTTGGCCAACACACGGTCGATGGTGCGCTCGATCTCCAGCGGCACGGTATAGCCGCCATCGGCGTTGGAG